GCTCCACTCCGAGCTGCCCACCGATGAGGGCCTCAACCTCTGGAGGCAGTGGTCGCTCCAGGATGACGAGTACAGCGATGACTGGGCGGACGGTAAGGATCCCTGCCTTGAGCGCTGGAATGCGGGGTTTAAGTCCAATGGTGGGCTTGGCTTTGGTTCGCTCGTCAAGCTCGCGGATCATTACGACCCAGAGAGGGCCCGATTTCAGAGGGACGGTCTTACATCACTGGTGGACGAGATCGAAGCGAAACCGATCTTCTATGCACGCGCAACTCTTTCGTTTGGCGAAGTCATCGAGAAGGCCAAGTCCTACCTCGAAATGGACAACCCGGCGGAGATGAACTTCAACCTCAATAACCTCGCGCTCCAGGCGGGTTATCGAGATCAGCTTGCACTTGAAAAGCTCATCGTTGATCAGATTCAGTTCGAGGGGGCCACTGGGCTTATGGATGCCCAGAAATTTGCGGAGATGGATGACAAGCGGGATTACCTCATCCCCGATGTTCTCCCTCATCCCTCGGTTGTCCTGATCTATGGCGCTGGCGGTGATGGCAAGTCCATGTCCGCTTGGACGCTCGCTAAGCACATTGCGACGGGCCAGCCATTTGTTGTGCGTGGAAAGCACATGCCGGTCAAGCAGGGACCTGTTCTGCTGCTGAATGGTGATCAGCCCCTGATTCAGCTCAAAGAGCAGCTGGAGGAGGTGGAGTACCCCCTGGACGATCGAACCAAGATCCTTACGGACTGGTCGCTCCAGCGGTACGCGCAGTTCATCAAGATGATGCGCGACGTCAAGCCCGCTCTGGTTGTCATTGACTCGCTCATCGGTTGCTCCGGTGGTCGAGCTTTTGATGAGAACAAATCCGACTTTGCGACGCCCCTCTACTGGCTCACCAGGAATAACGGCGTGCTGTTCCCTGCGGCCACGATCCTCATCGTTCATCACGCCAACAAGCAGGGCGGCTTTAGGGGCACCTCCGCTATTCGTGACGCTGTGGATGAGACCTGGGCGCTGAAGAAGCCCTCTAAGGACCAGGTGGAGAAGGGAACCGCTCCAGCGCACTCTCGGGTCATCACGATCGAGAAGAGCCGTGCTGGGCGCTCTGGGACGTCGCTGATCATGCGCCAGGAAGATGACCTCAGCTTCTCCATCGCTGACTTCACCCCTGAGGTCGATCCAACCAACGCTGCTCCCAGTGGAATCACTGATCGAGTTCTGCAGCGGTTGCGGGTTGGATACCCCCGCACTTTCTCTCGGACGGACCTCAACTCCGATCCAATCGTGGGTGGCAAGGTCGCCGCAATCCAGAAGTCGCTCCAGCGCCTTGTGAAGAGGGGGTTGATTGAGGTGGTGATGACGACCCCGAAAAAGGGAGGAGGTAGTCCGATCCAGCACTACAGAGCAGTCCTCGCGTGCGGGGAGGATGGTGATATGTGTCCACCTGGGACGAAAGCTAGTGCTGGTGCGGGTTTTGCAGGTGGACAACCAGGTGGACACTCCCCAAATTTGGATGATGTGTCCACCTGCTCCGACCAACCAGGTGGACACTTTGGGTCGAAAACAGGGGGGTGTCCACCTGCTAAACCCAGTGCTGGAGCGGGATCTGCCCCAGGTGGACACTCAGATCAATATCCCCGCGCGAGGGACGATGACGGCGACCGCACCAAAGAGGAGCTAGACCTGATGCTCGAAGAAGGTTGGAAGCAGTGGGACTGACCCACGACAAGTTCCCTAATCCCGATTCCCTGGCTGCCCGACAGGCGGCTAGGGAGTGGGCTTCCTACTTCCGCTCCATCCGGCCTCCTGGTCTGGCGGCGGACTTGGTTTCCCATGAGGTTGTGGAAAACGACGAAAACGACGAAAGCGAAGACCCCGCCTGGTACGTCTTCTGGGAATCCCTTGCCATACGGGACCGCCAGGGCAAGACTCGTTTTGCTCGGACCAGGGAGGACTCAGCTAGCCTCCCTGATACCGGGCCACCGGCACAACTTAAGCTTTTTTAAGTAATGACAACCGCGACTCAAAACGCACTGCCTGACAAGGTTCTTGACGCTTCAGAAAAAATCCTGCTCCGAGATTTGCTTGAGTCACCCACCTTCGGGGCGTGGCTCGTCAGCGCAATCAGTAATGGCCTGAGTACAGCAGAACTTACTGGCGCTCCAGCTGATGACAACGATCAGTATTTGCAGTTTCGTTTGCACCAAATACTGAGGGCTATTCCATACGAAATTCGCCGCGAATGCTTTGATGAGACTGGGAAGTTGATTCGAGCCCGCAAGCAGCGGAAAGGGGACTATTGAGCTGTTTTGTCGTCTGCTTTGGGTAACCATTTCTGGTTGATTAAAGATTCGACAGCTTCTTGCTGAGCTAGGTAGAGGTGTAAAAACTTGCAGGCAATTTCCTGAAGTTTCTTTACATCCTCTACCCCGTAAATGTCGCGCTTGAAGCGCTCGTAGACAAATTCACGCTTCACTTGCATGGTCCGAGCGCTACTTACTGTCCTATTATGTTCAACTTTCTCAGGAGTGGCCAGACTGGTGACGGTCCAGGCGGCTCAATGGAACAGCTATCGACCATCACCTACTACACCCTTAATCGGGATCCGGGCTATTTAGCGATTGTCCGCTACACCGCTTATGACTTCGATGGGCAGGCGGTAAGGATCTGCGAAGACATCTATGCGGACGATCCAGAGGATTTTTGTCGGTTAGAGCGCGACATCGAGCTTGCGCTGGAATCGGGCATCGATGCCAGTGTGATCAGTCATTACGATTCGGCCATCTTCCCGGTCATCACTTCCTACCTCGAAGCATAGGTGCTACTGTAATCGAGTAGTCAAAGGCGCCACCCATGCCTCAGCTCATCTCTTTCAGTTATTCCAAGGGGTCTGACCTCGTCGAGGTTCAGGCTTATGTCGAAGATGCGGTGCAGGTTGCTCCGGCAACGCTGTACGACCCACCTGAGTTCGCTACTGCTGCTTGTAAGGGCGTCTTACTCTGGGACGACCCGATCGATCACACCAACGCTCCAACGCAAGAGCAGGTAGAGCAGATGCTCGCCTGGATCGATGACTGGGTTGTTATCCCACCTATTGAGTTTGATGATGAGTAGCGCAATCAATCCCGCTCATTACCAAAGCGGTGACATTGAGTGCATCGACGCCATCAAAGCGCAGATGACGCAAGATGAATTTCTTGGGTATCTGCGTGGCAACAACATAAAGTATCTCTGGCGTTACCGCCAAAAGGGTGGCGCCGAAGACCTACGCAAAGCTCAGTGGTACTTGAACCGGCTGATCTCCGAATTTGAACTTGACCCATTTAACGACCCTCTTTCATGATCATGTCTACCCACCCACTCGATCACATTAAGATGAAGACGGCTCCTGCCTATATGCAAGCGGAGCTGGATGAACACAACATGAAACGCGCTGCACAGTGGGAAAACTACGGCAAAATTGCATCACAAGTTGATGCAGCTATGGCCGAGATGGACCGCATTAGTGATGCCCGTGCTGCTGAAGGCTGGGAGCCTGATGAGGGCGGCTGGTACACCCCTAACGGCTTTACGGACATTGACTGGGAATGCGAGCTGGGCTACCCCCTGCCTGAGCACGAAGAATGGTTCAACTGGAAAGCGCAGAAGCGCATTGAAGCCGGTTGGCGTATGGATGACAGCGGCTGGTACGCTTCGGACGGGCGCCATGAGTCGGAGTTCGAGGCTGAAGCGCTGCCTGAGTACCAGATGGAAGAGGTGCCTGATTACCTCGACCTCTGATCAACCCAACTAAAACTGACACCACCAATGTCTGACTACAAAATTCTGTATGGCGTCGAGCATCTCGATGAGATCTCGACTGCCCATTCCATTGCCTTTGATACCGAGACGCTCCAGCTGCAACCAGAGCAGGGCAAGCTGCGTTTGATTCAGCTCGGATGCTCTACCGCCAGAGTCATCGTCATCATCGACTGCTTTGAGCTGGAAGAGCAGGACTGGAAGCGCCTAGAGGAGTTTTTCTCTACGGAGCGAACCTGGATCGCGCACAACGCTGTGTTTGATCTTGGTTGGCTTCAGGAGCAAGGTATCTACGTCGAGGGGCGTGTTCTCTGCACAATGCTCGCCAGCAAGCTGCACTACAACGGCACACCTAACCTCAAGCACGGTCTGGCACAGGTCGCTAAGCGCTACCTCAAGGTTGAGGTGGATAAGGAACAACAAAAGTCTGATTGGAGCGCTCCAGTCTTAAGTCGAGATCAATTGGTCTACGCCGCTAGGGATGTGGAGTTGCTTCTGGATTTGGAGGTTGTTCTTACACAAATGCTTGCCAAGGTCAGGCTGATTAGCGCCTTCCAACTAGAGTGCAAAGCGCTTCCGGCTATGGCACAGATGTGGCGTACCGGGCTGCCTTGGAACCGTTCCAGCCTTGAACAGCTACGTAATGACTACCAGCACGACATTGATGCGCTCGGTCGAGACTTTTTACGAGAGTTGGATGCGGCGCTTCCAGAAGAACACAAGCTGCCCAGAGAAACGGGTAATCCTCAGCGACTTGCGCAGCTCAGGAGCTTGGTCACCGAAATGGGACACGACGATGAGCAATATGAGCAGTGGTACGAGGAGATCGAGGAGCTGGAGAACGCGCCAACGGTCTTCAACCTCCGGCCTAAAGCTACTGGTGTTGCTCGTCTTGGGACCAAGCGAGAGGCGGGGTTCAACCTGAATAGCCCTAAGCAACTGCTGGAAAAGTTCGCTGCTCTACTGGGGGAAGCACCCAAAGACCCCAAGACAGGTAAAAACAGTGCGTCGCGAGCTGCGCTCCAGCAGCACGCCGCGGATCATCATGTTGTGCAGACCTATCTCGCTTGGAAGAAGGCGGAGAAGCGGCGACAGATGGTCGAATCAATCCTCGACAAAATGGATCCCGATGGTTTTGTTCGTGCCAGCTATCTGCAGCTCGGGGCAGAGTCAGGTCGAATGTCCTGCATTAAACCGAATAATCAGCAGATCCCCAGGGATACAGAGTTCCGTCAATGCGTTGAAGCTCCTGATGGTTGGATGCTTGTTGATGCGGATTTTGGTCAGATGGAACTTCGACTCGCTGCAGCAGTGGCGGAGGACGAGAGGATGACCAAAGCGTTCCAGGATGGGGAAGACCTCCATACTGTGACCGCTGAAGCGATCGGGTGCTCTAGGCAAATTGCAAAATCTGCAAATTTTGGCCTGCTTTATGGGTCAGGCGCTAAAGGTCTGCGGGATTACGCTGGTGCGTCTGGCATCGTTATGACGATCGAGGAGGCCGGAAATATCCGCCAGCAGTGGTTGGATACGTACCACGGGATTAAGCAATGGCAGCAGGACAATTCCGACACTGCGAGGAAGAGCGAGGGCGACAAGTTTGCTGAGGTGCGGATTCCTGGTTCCGGTATGCGGCGGCTGCTACCTGGCGATATGAACCGGCTGACCGTCCGGTGTAATACGCCGATCCAGGGTGCTGGTGCGGCCATCCTCAAGTGCGCCTTAGGTAAGCTCTGGCCCTTGCTCTATAAGGCCGGGGAAGACGC